CCAGCGCTGTGCTGCGAACGCCGTCATAGCCTCCAGATGAGTATTCTTGACTAGCGTCATGCTGTACCTGAATCTGGTAGTTCAGTCGAACGTTGGTTGGAGTGGTTGTCCATGCGCCCCAAGTGCTGCCACCGTCAGTAGAAACGCGGTACTTGCTGCCGGTATCACCCGATACAGAAACAGGTACATCCGTGGCTGCATCCACGTCCCGAACGGTAACCGGTGTGAATATCACGGTATTCGGTGTGTCGACTGTAGAGAGCGCTACCCCGGTCCGGTTAATAACCGTGAAGGCGCCTGGCTTTGTGTCCACTCCAGCCAAAGTGGTGAATGAGGTTTTGGTGATGATGCCATTGGCGTCGGCGTTGTAGGCCGTAACCCAATAATCATAAGGCGTTGACGATGTTAGGCCGCTAAGCTCTGTCGGGCTTGACGTGATAACCCACGTTACACCCTGATCAATGCTGTACTTGAAGCCGTCAGCGTCCGCGCGGTCATAGCCGAAGCTTATCGTTGCCCCGTTGCGGGATTCGGTGATTAAGTCAATCGTAACGGTGCCATTCGGCCCCAAATCCTCAATCGTCCGGGTAAAGGGGTCAACCGCGCCGGTTTCTGTGGTGTAGACTTCGAGGCCAACTGAGGCGGTGCCGTTTTCAAGCCCGGAGGCCAGCGTAATGTAGGGTGTGATGTCAGAGAGCCAAGCGCCATCCGCCTCGATCTGATCCCAGTCCACGGTCATTACAGCAGGGTCAGGCTCTGAGGTGATTTTTAGCTCATACGGTTGAGTGCTGGCCAATTCAACACCGAACAGCACCGAAAGCTTATCTGGCTCGCCGTGCTCCGGGCTGTAAGGAAAGGTGTTGGTGTAAGCGATATCGACGGTTTTTGTGAAGCCGTCAACATCTACTTCAAGCGTGGCCACAATGCCACTGGTCGGATCGGGCAGCAACGGTGCAGGGAAGGTGAACTCGCCGCCTGTGGCGTCCGTCAGCGTCAACACGGTGCCGTTCAGTCGGGCCTGCGTCGGGGCGGCCGAGTTGCCAGTCAGGAAGAAGCTGGTAACCTGGCTCTCAACTGTTGACGCATCGGCAGTCAGTCCGGGGCCGGCTGTGAAAGCCCCGGTATACCCATACTCAACGACCTGCCCGCTGGCTGACCCGTAATTGACGATCATCAGAGAGCCACCAAGGTCGCGCTATGTGGAAGTCCGCCGCCAACCGTCGCGCTTTGCTGCAAAATCGTCACAACGTCATCGGCGTTCATGCTTACATCGGTTATTTCAATCGCACCGGTATTGCCGCTTACATCCGTCGTCACGCCAGTGATCTGTTCAGCAATTACGCGACTGCCGGCTGCTCCGGTCATTACGATAAACTCAACATCTGCCAAACTTGCTTGATCCGCGCCATCCTTGTTGATGTTGTAGCTCGCCAAGCCCACGACATTAAGCTGAACCGTGTAAGTCTCAGTGCCCGTGCCATCGCCCAAAACCAGATTGTATTCGCCGGAGGTTGCAATGCCGCTAATATCCGTCAGATTCACCGTGCCTGCGCCGGTGGTGTTGATCGTGATAGCGGTGCCGTTGAGCGTTGCGGTAGTGATTGTTCCGAGGGTGTGGGTTACGTCGAACGTGGAGCCTTTGCGTTGGGTGTAGCCTGTCCCCGGCTCATCGGTAGAGGCCACCGCACCGGATAGGGTTAGATGGCGGGCGTTTCCGCTCATGTCTTGTAGCTTTAGCGTTCCAGCGTCATCGAAGGATGTGCCATCGTAGTAAGCAAATAAGCTTGTGGGCTCTGATAGAGGATCGAAAGAGGGGTCTGCTAACTGCGCTATCTTTGCCGCACTAATATCGGCAGACCAAAAGCTTATTCTGGTAATCAGCCCCGGAAAATTGTCAGCACCTGAAGGCTTCCGGCCTATTCCAATTTCCTGGCCGTTAAGAAGGCGAGCATTTGATGAGGCCCCGGATTCAAGCGCTCCAGAGAAATACACTTCTTGCAATCTTGCCGGTGATGTCCCCCCATCGCCGTTAAATCGTGCAGTGATAGGGCTCCAGACGCCTGTAGTGAGGGTAGATACTGAATTTTGAGAGACTGCGGCGCCTCCACCGCTTTGAAAAAGGTACGCTTGTGCTTGCTGGGTTGAGAGGGCTTTAAGGATGGCCCTATCAGAGCCATTGGCCGCCAACTGGAAGCTGCCCGCGACGGTGGCGTCCGCCGCTATGTCGGCAAGAGGCTTAACCCAAGCAGAGATAGTGAGGCTCTGGTTAATCGCAAGAGGCGATCCTGCAAAGCCCGATGTAAAATCGAATGATCCACTCATACCGAATGCCTCTTGAATTAGTTAAACTCTACCGCCTGGCTATCAACCAGCTGGTCTGATTCGTTGAATATGTGCGCGTAGTTGGTGCCCAAGGACAAAGCCCCTTGTTGCCTAGCAACCACAATCGAGCTGTCAGACCATGAGACTACTGGTTGAATTTGCCAGGTTGTGGATAAGCTGTAGTCGGCGTTATCGGTGATGATTACGCGGGCGCGGGCGCTAGACACGTACTCTTCGGACTGGTAGACGGTCATATCGAACGCGTCCCTGTCCCGGCCATCGAACATGTTGATAAAAAAGTTGATTCGCGAGTCCGACTGAAACCGCGTTATGGCTGCAAAGTCAAAAAACGAAGGCTTGCCGTTTGTCCAGCCGGCCCATACGCCGTCGGGCTGGCCGGGAGTAGATAGCTTGAAAAAATACTCGCAGAAATGCCACTGCCCAGCGTCTTTTAAATAATCACTATTACCTACAAAGTCGTAAGAATTTGTTGCGTCATCTCTAAAGACCCCTGTGTCTGAGCTGGTCTGCACCCCGCTCCCACTACTGCGAATGGTTTCCACGGCGCGCGGGTATCCGTTGTAGTTTGTGAAACCTGTCCTGAATAATTTGAATATCCCCACATCCGTTACTGGAGCCCCCTGTGCCGGCGGCGTCCATTTAAACCAGAACGCCCCGTATATCTGCTCAATAGGCGTGAAATTTCTACGCAGTTTGGGGAAAAAATTGCCGACTGCTGGATAAAACCCTTCTAAGCTTTTCCCGCCGTCGTGGGAGTCGTTACTCTCTACCGTTGGGTACACGCTAGAGTTAGACTCTACGTATCCAAGGGCAGGATGTGCAGTTCCGTCCGCTACATCGTTGTAATTGATGTAATGGTTATAAGCGGCGGTTCGTGTGCCGAAGCCAGTACCAGAGATGGTTATCTGGGCAGATCCTGTGGCCGGCGCGGCAGCCTTCGCCACTTGCAGCGTTCGCGTTGCGGCAATGCTCTTTGGGCTGTCAGATGTAGCCATTTTTAGGCGCTCTTTTGATGAAATGTGTCAGGATTTATTACAGCCTTATTTTTCGCGAAGGACTGGCGCGGCCCTCATGGCCTCTTGGCAGGTTTCGGCCCGATATTTGCAGCGAGATTGAAGAAGGAGCTTTCAATGCCTAAGGAAAACCGTTTTCACATTCTCGACCTGATCCGGTTCTTTGCCGCCTTCGCCGTGATGCTCTATCACCTAACAGCCAGGCCAGAATCTTCTTTTGAGGTGCTGGAAGAACTAACCCGGTTTGGCTTCTTGGGCGTTCCGGTGTTCTTTATGCTAAGCGGATTTGTGATTGCCATATCCGCCAATGGCCGCACTGCTTATGAGTTCGGAGTGTCGCGTTTTGCTCGGTTATACCCTGGACTCTGGATCTGTATTGCAATAACGATTGGCGTGATCTACCTGGCAAATGGAGAAGTTTTTAGCCCGTATCGTGTAGCGGCAAACTTCACACTTCTTAACGATTACATTGGGCAGAAAAATATTGACGGTGTTTACTGGACGCTGCAGACAGAGCTGAAGTTCTACGCCTGTATATTTTTACTGGTCCTATTTAACGTATTCCACCGCTTTAATGTCTGGCTTAGCGCTTGGACCGCTCTGTCAGTAGTTCATGCTGCAATCGGCGAGCCGTGGTTTATGGGGTGGTTTATTACTCCCGTATGGTCACCGTTCTTCATCGTCGGCGTTGCCCTACACCATGCTCGCAAAAACGGGTTCGGTAGGTTTAACATCGCGATCTTAGCCACTGCGTCAGCGCTCGCCGCTTTTAACCTTTTCCAAGCGGCCGACGGCTTTCTGTCGGCGCCTTCAATATACGATCGACTTGTTTGCGTGGCGATTGTCGCCTTGGCGGGCGTCTTGCTGGCAATGTCTGCCCTTGGTCGAATCTCTATTCGCGGCAACCGAACTATTTTTTTGGCCGGCGCTCTCACTTATCCTCTGTACCTGCTTCATAACAAAGCAGGCAAGGCGATCATTGACGCGTCCGCCGAGCGTCTGCCTGAGTGGTTGGCAGTGAGCCTTACTATCGGATTGGTGTTTGTGGCGTCTTATGGCGTTTATCGATGGGTCGAAAGGCCAACAGGTAAAGCTATCAAACAATACGCGAACCGGTTACCTGCCGCGATTTCGCGCCTATCTCGCCTGACACTATCGAAAGACCGGGGCTGACTGTCAGGTTTCTTTACAGTCTCTTGGGCTCAGCAATGGCGGGCATTAATTTGCTCCTATCGCATCAATCAGCCCATTAAGCTGAATCGCGCATTCTTGATATTGGTAGGCCCATGCCCGCATCGTCAGAACCACATCTTCGCCGGTTCCGTCAGTTAGCAGGGGCAGAGTCTCCGGCGCTTTGACTGTCAGATTTGCTGGCAGAATGACCTTGGGCGATATTGTTGAGCATCCTGAAAGAATCGGAATCAACAGGAATGCACACATTTTTAAACGTGGTTGTCTGGATCTCACGGATTACACCCCTGTCGATCACTCTTTCGCTGCCCCTGAACTCGCGTAGGCGCCTTTCAACCAAAGTGGCTATGTCGGCCTGGCCTGCCCTGATCTCGTCTGCCAGTGCTTGCTGTGCGGTGACTGCGGCTAACTGCTTGCTGTCTTCAAACTTCCCGTTTACCACCCAGCCGGCACTAAAGGCCGCCGTAACAGCGACGACACTGGCAATCAGCTTGGCTTTCAGTCCGAAGATCATGACTTGCCCTTCACGGTCTCAACAGCATTGCCGCCGTAGTAGTAGAGAAGGTTTGCGGAGAATACCCATGCCAGGGTTTGGGCCAACGGCACCAGTTCGGTGTTGATTGAGCCAAGCATCATCTGGGCGAGGATTACATAAAGCCCGAGCAGGCTGGCGTAGGCCATCATTCGGCGGTGAAACCACCACTGGTTTGGATTTGGGTGGCTATCGGTCACTTTCGATAATCCGGTCGAGCTTTGAGTTGATCGTTCGCAGGTCAGTTTTTAGCTCATCGAACTTCTTTTCAGTGCGCCCTTGGTCGATAACTCTGCTCTGCTGAATATATTGAACGCTTAGCTCGACCTTACTAATGCGCTCATCCTGTGCCGATAGCCGCTGCACGCCGGCATAAGCTATGCCAAGGAGCGCCAGGATTACGGCAATAGGTATCCCTTTGTCGATGTGCCAGCCACGGCGACCAGTATCATCCATCGGCAGTCTCGCCAGTCTGCATAATCTCCGACAGCTCAACGGCGCGCGCACCGACTTGATTGGCCCACTTTGAACTCAACATTTGCCTGGCAGCCTCTTCATAATCGCCTTTGCCGATGGCTGTCCACATGCGCGAAAAATTCATCAGGCCACGAAACCCAAGGTTGAAGCACATATTTGCGATAACAGTCTGGCGTGTCTTGTCGAGCATCGCGTATTCATCTACTACCGAAAGCTGGCGATCAACTTTTTCAATGTCGTTGGCAAGCATGAAGTCGGCTTCGTCACGACTTATGCCAACGTCATCCAGATTGCGGCCATACGCGATTGTGGTTTTACCAACTGTGTCGATGTAGGGCTTGAGACGCAGGCCTTCGTGTCGCTCAAGCTGTGATCTGAGTAGCTGGCGATCCATGGAGCCTCCAGGAATAAAAAGCCCTCACAAGGGGCCAAAGGGTGCGGCGTAGCTGACCGCTAGAATTGGGGTCGCCCAGCTAACCGTACCGAGGCAGAGGGCTAACAGGACTTCCAGCGCGTCCGCTGGCAAATGCTGCTGATGCAGACTTAAAGCCCGATGCTTTCGCAGAGCGGGAACATGATTAAGGGCTATTGCTTTACAAAGAGTTCGCCAGTCTCACCGTGAGCTATGGAATTACGGGCCGCTCAACGTCGTATGGCCGGACACAAAAACCTAGCCATTCATGCCTTGATCTTTGGAATTGACCTGTATATCAAGCAAGACTCTGAACGCATTTGCACTATTGCAGGCCGCTTGAGAAAACTTCAGCGCCTCGTCAGGTGTCTTCGCTTTTTCTGCAAGACCAACAAGGGCTGTTATCGCTGACTGCGCTGTCACTTCATTTTTCTCGCTCATGGGTTCTAACTCCAGGTGCTGGTTGGTTTACACGCATAAAAAAACCCGCGAGGTGGTGGCCTGCGGGCTTTGGTGGCTCTTTCGAGCAAGTGCAGATAGTGTGCGCTGTAATCAGAAAACTGTCAATACGTACAGGCTGTACAAAATAACAGAAGTTATGCCGCTTTTTTCATCGGCTGATTCTCGCCCAGCACAAATTCCAGCTTTCCATAACCGTCATAAATCCGCTGCCGGAACGTGGCCACAGTACACCGCAGACTTTGAGCGCATCGCACGTCATCCCACAGCGCGACCTCTAGCGGTTTGTCAGGGTGAAAGGGGTCAATGGCTACCTTTGTCCGCCCTCGATACGCTCTATCGCACACCACGGCCCCCACTTGCCTATCTGACAGCCGGTTGACGACATAGCAGGCCATCATCTTAACGGGGCTAATTCTTTTCATCCGGTCAATCTTGGCGGCCAGCTTGCAGAAGCCTGAAAATCCTGACGAGCGCGGTATCTCGCCACGGAAGTCCACAAGCGCACCAATCACGCTGCGGCTTTCGAGGGCAATCTCCGCGTTGCCGTTGGTCAACACGTCAATGAACAGATCCACAACTATCTCGGCCTGCTTACGTGCTGCTCTAGTCTCATTTGTGCGCTCAGTCATCGCCATAATCAGCCCCTCAGCCGGTTAAAAATCCCACGTATCGCCGCTTCTTCGTCCTGCCCTTTCAGCCAATCATTCAACTCCTGCCGGTCAATCTCCTTCGCCATAAACGCTGCCCACTTTTCATGCGCTGCCCGCTGCCAATCCGGCATGTCGAAGCCCTCAAACCTCTTGCCGAACCTGTCTTTGCAGCTCTTTGCAGCCTCTTTGATGGGCTCGCCGGTCAGCATTGTGCAGGGCTGACCGGCTATGATTGCGGTGAGCTGGATCAACGCCTATCCCACTGCTTTCGGCTCTTGCCCTTTCCTCGGCTTTTTCCGGGGCCTTCGTTCAAGTCAACAATCGGCTCCGGGCGCTCGGCAAATGCTAACCAGATAGCCACCACGTTCGCTTTTTCGGATCTAAATAAGCACCCGCTAGTAACAACTATGTCGCGCTCCCCGTCGTCAATCATCGCCCCTTCTCCACTGCCAGGCAGCGCTCATACTGAGCCTGCGATTGATAGGTGATCTTTATGTGTGCCGGTAGCTCATGCCATGGGGTCATGCCGACTTCCAACTCATAGCGGGCCGCTAGCCACTCTTCGTACGTAAATTCGCTCTTTTCTTTCGGCGGGCCGTAGTAGACCGCGCCAGCAACTTCGGAGATGGAAAGGAACTTGTGTTTATCATCCCCTTGCCACTGCGTTACGTTTTCTGCCAGCCATTTCAGATCCTTGCTCATGCCATCAGCTTTTTCTTCTTCGGGCGTCACGGTGCAGTCTGGGATTTTTGAGGCCAGACCTACTGGCGGCGCATCGCCGCACACGCCATTAATCGCTCTCGCCAACTCCAGGGTAACGGTGCCGCTATCGTATTCGCCGCAAATGCCAGGAAAAGCCTCGTATTGACAATGTTCCTCACCGCAAACCGGACAAGAAGTGTCGGGCCACACGTCCTTTCCGGGGAACCAATACCCCAGCAGCGTCCTGGCTGCCGCCCATTGCTCTCGATTTATGTACTTACAGACGGCTGAATCGCCGCCCTCAATGATGTGGATAACATCGCCTGGCCCCAGGTAAATAAAATCGGCACCCTTTGGCCACTCTTTTACATGCTCGGCAATGTGCGCCAGATCTGCCGCTTCCTGCTTGTTTGGATTAATCATGCTGCCATCCTCACTTTTTGGATTTCGCGAATTTGCTGGTTCCACTCTTTCCGCCACGCTTCCATTTCCTGCCAGTCCCACTTAACCGCCGCCGTTTTTGTCTCGCAGTAGTCGATGATTCGCTGCGCCTCTACCGCGCCAAATCGGTCAGCCAGGCCTTGCGTGTAGCCCCGCGTGTTTTTGTTGCCCGTCAAGTTGCCGCTTAGCGACTGATTGCAGTACATATTGCATTGCAAAAACGTGTTGCGCGGGTCATATCTCAATCCCGATTGAGCGCCCACCGTTTTAAGGTGGCCACAGCACCAATCCATGTTGGTCTTGCCACAGGAGATGCACTCAGGGTCAAGGCCCCGATCCGCGAACCACTGCAATTCCTCCTGCACTCGTAAGCGGTTAAACACTGGCTGGCATTGGTCGTGCTGCCATGAAATTTTGCGCCGGTTAAGGTCGCGCAGATCCTTGCGAGCCTCGGTCTTTTTAGCCTTGGTGACCTTCTCGCGGTTCGTGCTGGCCAGGTGCAGGCCATGCTTGGTGGCGCAATCGTATGAGCAGAAGCCGGCAGCCTGAATGGGCGTAGATGCCTTCTTGGTCGGCAGTGGCAGGCGGCACTGTTTGGCTCGGCACTTTCTCATTCAACCACCTCCAGCCGGAATCATGGACGTCAGCGCTATCAGGCAAACTGCAATGCCCAGGCTAATAACGAACTTCACAAAGTTGTCGTCTTTCATTCCACCCCCTCAACTTCATCCATCGCGCTCATGGCGTAATGCCGAAACGTCAGATCCACCGCCTTGCTCCGGCCCACGTCTGAGCACTTGATCTTGCCGCCAGATGCCAGAAACTCGGCGGTCTGTGCTTCGATCCTTGCCGATTCGTGGCGCTTCATGCTGTTACTGCGCATTGAGATGTTGACGGGCTGATATCTGCGCTTTAGCTCTTCTTCGGTCATGCCTTTTCACCTCTGCCGATAAACCAATCAAGCGCCCTTTCCAGCGCCGGCACCGCCCACCATTCGACAATTTCTCGGTTGCACTCGCGGTCCTGGTAAAAATCTGGTCCGCAGTACCGGTGCCAGGTCATATACACGTAGCCGCCATCTTCTGTGCGCAGGCGGTAAGGGATTGAAAAGCTCATGTGGATAATCATGCTGCCAACCCCACTAAGTTCGCCATTTGCTCGATTTGATCCGGCGTCATGCTGGTCCAGTAGTTGTCGATAACGTGCTGACAGAACTGGCCATAGATCGCGTGAAACTCGCCATCGTCCATATCGGAGAAGTTCAGGCTCAAAGGAATGTTTTGGTAGACGACGCCGAAGCCTGGCAGCTTGATCGCCAACTTCTCGCACCCTATGTCGCCCTCAACTTGCAGACGCTTCAGGACGCCGTGAGACTCCATGCTCTGGAAGTCTTCGATGTTCTCCACCAGCATCTGCCCGAGCTTGTGAGCCCGGCGCCAGTTGTGCAGGCTGCGCGGCTTCTTGGGGTCAGCGGCAAGAACATCCCCGACACGAAAGCCACGCTTGCGCAGGGTCTGACGAGAGATGTCATCGTTTGGGGCCAGAGTGCCTTCGGGCGTTACGCGGAACATAACGGCGCGGCTGGTCTTTTTGCGGGCTGGCTTGCTCATTTCGCCCCCCAGTTGCTCAAGGCTGACCACAGCACAACCACGATCCACAGACCGCCCGCGCCAATGCCGCTAACCTCTAGCCAGGCCGCAGAAGCGCACAGGCCGGCGAATGCGATACCCTCGCCAATGCCTTTCATCGCAGCATCCCAATAAGCCCGCAGGCGTAACCCATTGAGGCGTATGCGATTAAATCAGTGACGCCCTGAGACTCCATTGCCACGCCTACAGCAAAAAGCAGGACTCCAGATAGGATTAGGGGCATTTGTCACCTCCTTTGATATGCCCGGTGCGCATGGCATTGCCAACAAACCGCTGACTGCGGTAGGCGGGCGGCATGAGCCAGAGCGCGAACGAAATGAGCTTGCAGCCTGCCCAGATTCTGATAGAGGCGATCATTGCTCGCCCGCCTTGCGCCAGCCGGCGGCCATTATCTCAACGGCGACAATGCAGCCATCAGAATGTTCTGGTTTCCAGCCGCATTTAGATAACCCGCGGTTTATGACTTCAGCAAGTTCATCCCGAGCGCGTTCTTCCGAGGGGCGAAGGGGGCGGAACTGAGCCTTATGTTTACGGGCGGGCAACTCCCCACTGATAAGGTCGCCATCCGAATCCATTTGCGGTTCACTTATCTTGTAAAGCAGCTCTTTTTCGCCGTAAGCCGTAACCTTAGCGCGACACCACTTGTCACCGTATGGGTTGATCTCAATCTCCAAGCCAACCGCAGGCCATCCGCCGCCATCCCACTCCACTGATATTTGATCCCCTGATTCTGCGGGCTGCGTATCAGCGGAGTGGGATTTGGGTCGGTCAAAGAGCATTCCGGTGTCCATAAATGTAACGACCGGCTTTGGACCCTGGCGCAACACCACCCACTGGTCTAAGTCGAAGGGCTTCACGAAGGCGCCGTAATAGTCGCTGTAATGCGTGGCATCTTCAGGAGCCCACACGCCCCACCATTGGGGGTCATTCAATTGCGCTACTGTTGGTTTGTTCACGCCGCACTCTCCGGGCCATTGGGCTCAGTCGAACAGCACTCATAAAGCCCGCGGCGCTCTATCACAAAGCCGTCATGCATCAGTTCGTGCAGGGCGCTGCGAATATCTTTCGGATGCTCGCCAAGCTCTATCGCAATTGAGGCGCACGTTACGGGCTTGCCTGCAATGGTCACTGAGCGCAGAACGCGCCGATTTAGAATCTCGTTTGTCATTGTGTCGGCTCCTGAGTGGGTCGCTTGGCATACTCGCCATAGCTGTTCAGATAAATCAGGCCGGATACGCATAGCTCGTTAATCAGGCGCATGACCTGCACTTCGTTTGCTTCCAGCAGCTGGCCGATTCGCCGGCGATTGAGCGGCTGATTTTTCAGGGCTTCCAGAATTGTTTGTTGTTGAGTCACTTTGAACCCCCACACGTAAACGGCACATCCGTGCGCTTGCCTGGCTGATGCCACACTTCCCGGATCTTTGGCGTGTCGGTCATCGGCTCCAGCGTCAATTCGCGCTTGCAACTTTCCATTGTGACTTCGCCCATGTGGACGCCATTTTGCAGGTGGGTGCCGCGCTGGCAGTGTGGGCAGTTGCTCATTGGTCATCCCCCAAATACAGCTCAGGGCAGTATTCGCGCATGGATTCGCTAAGCGCCTCCTGCCGCACAAGCTCAACAAACAAGTTGCGCGAATGCTGTAGGCCGCAATTAATAACGCCTATCTGCTCAGATTCAGGAATGGCTGGCGTAGACGTGACTTCAATCGTCATGCTTTCAAGTCCGTCGATGGCGTCAGCCAGGCCCCTTACCGCCCAAGCCGCCCAAGACCGAAAGCCTCGGCAGTGCTCTTTTGCGCCGGAGCTGCTCATTGCGCGAAACTTGAACCCGTAGCTGACAGTGACATTGCCCCGGCCTTGCTGGTTGTTGCTCATAGCTCCACCCCCATGCGCTCAAGTTCGGCCAGAACCTGGCTCGGCGTAAATCCGTGCCGGTAGGCGACAATCGCCAGGGCGTTGCGGCGCTGAGTTGTCAGCAATTTTTGATACTCAGCTTTCAGGATGAGAACGGTTCGCTGCGTGTTGTCATCGGCAAATCGTGTGGGCAGGCCCAGCAAGATGCGCTCGACTACGGTTACATCGATATCGCACTTCTTCGCGATCTTGCGATTGCTGCTGATGTATTTCATTTCTTTGCGGGCCTTGCGACCCTGGATAACTTCTTCAGCGGCTTGGCGCAGGCTCATTTGGCACCCCCGACTAATCGCTTCACTTGCTCGCCAATTTCGGACTCCAGAAACCTCTGTGTGCCGGTGTGGCTGATCTTTGTAACGCCCTGCTCTTTGCCTCCCAAGTAAACCTGCTTCGCCTTTTCCCGGTCGCCAATCAGCGCCGGCTCGTTATCGGCACGACCTCGGAGAAAACTGGAAGACTGGTCGTTCTGGTGCTCGCACGTACCCAGCAGTTTTCGCGGGAAGGTCTGCGGCGGCTGGACGGTGAAGCCCTGATACAATTTGAGAAAGTGGTTTTGCAGGAACGGGTATTCATCGCCACCGGTGGTCGACACCTTCACCCAGCCGCCCAGGCGCTCAATGGCGGCGTGGATTTTCGGGTCATCGAACACCACGGAACGGTAATTGCCGACGCAACGAACGGCGAAATCCACTTTTGCCCAGGCTTCGCCGGCAGACGACTGGCTGTTACCGGAGATGTGCTTGATAACATCGGCAGGTTTTGGCGGGAATTGGCCCGTGTCGGGGTTTTTGATATGGCCGGACAGTCCGGTGCGTATGTCGCGCAGGCTGTAGCTGCTCAAGGCGCTGAATACAACGTCCAGCATGGGTAGGCTCACAGTCCTGCCGTACACCGCATAGGCCGCTGTCCACACTTCCGCGAATTGCTCCATCTCGTTGTCATTCACCTTGCGCTCTCCTTCTCGCGGCCCACTGGCGACCAACCTCTACGTTTTGGTCGTGGATTCGCTGCTCTCTGGATGCCGGCACTGACTGGAGGTGGTGAACCACTCCGGTCGACGCGGGTAGCGGTGCTTCGATTTGGCCGATGTAGTTGTTGAACTTCTGAGCGTTGAACAGGGTGGCGGGGCGCAGGTATTGAGACATCTTCGGGTCTTTCGCCCACTCCGCGCATTTGCGGTCAATAACGGCTTTGAAGTCGTCGACCGTTGCGCCTTCTTTTGCCCTGTCGAGAATGAGCTTTGAGTTGGCAGGAACAACTCTGAAGTTCCGGTTGGCCTTCTCGTTTAGGTGGGCGATTATTTCAGCGGGGAGATTGGACCTTGCTTCGCCATGCCGTTCGGCTTTAGCCGGACAAGGTAGTTCTATGGGATCAGGTATCAGGTATCCGGAATCAGGAATCAGAGAATCAGGAATCAGAGAATCAGCCCGAGCGCTTCCGAAATTATCGGGATTGCTCGCGTAATTACCGGAATCTTCGCAAGCTGTTGTTTTTACGCTACCTTCCTTTGGGTTGGGGATTTCGCTGGGCTTCTCGTTGCGGTGTGGGTTCTGGTGCTTGACGAAGTTCGTTATTTCTATGAACTGCTCGCCATCAATCTCATATTCGACCAAGAAACCATTACTAGACAGGTTCCGAATCATTCCGGAAATTACTTGAGCCGAGAATCCGCGATAAGGGAATATCTGTGCGGCTATCTTCAGGGGGCGATTTTCAAGGCGACCCGACTTATCTGCCAAACACCAAAGACCTTCGAACAAAACCATTTCGTGAATGTCGGCAGTGCCCAGGTATTCGTTCATAAAAAACGCCGGCTTAATATTTCTTGCCCTGGCCATTACGAAAACTCCTGCTGCAGGTTGTGTACCGCCCATTGGCCAGCAAGCCAGTGGATGCCCTTGGCAGTAAACTTGGCGGCGTTAAAGGCATGTTCGTTGTCAGCGACACCGGTTTTGACTTCAAAGCGGCCAGCCTCGATGTGATTGCCGTAGGGCATCCATTCCCCTGCCAGTCTGTACATAATCTTTTCGTCGGCCAAAAACTGGCGAAGATCGCGCTCATTGGCCCTGAAAAGCTTGGCAACCTGGCGGAATCCTTTGCTGCCGGAATCGGTGGTCACGTAGCGGTCAACAAATTCGACGGCGGGCTTGGACTGCTCTATGGCCTTCTGCTGCTGCTCGATCTGCTCGGCTTGGTCAGCGGCAAGGCGTAGGGCGCTGGATAGGGTTGTGGGTATCTGTGGTAGGTCGGTGCCTTCCAGCTCTGTCATCCGGTCAAACACTTTTGCCTGAAGGTCATAGCTGTAACTCATGGCCATAAGGCAGGCTTCCCGTTTTGGGAAATTGTAAATATTTCGGGCGTGCGTTACGCCTCCTGCAATGTAGGTTCCGGTTCCCAAAAATTCGGGAGCCGTTAAGCCCAAGACCCTTGGCACTTTCGTCATAAAATGGTCGTGTCTGAGTGGCGACTGCCGCTCTGGATATTCAGAGTTAATGAAATCAACCAGATCAATGCTGCTCATTGTCGGAAACTTGGATTTGATACTTGGCATAACTTGGGACATACTCTTCTCCGTCTTCTGATTAACCCGCCTAGGTGATTGCCTCACCCGTCATGGCGGGTTTTTTTAATGCATGCCTGCCTACTTATCTTCTTCACGGATACGGACGACACGATCGTCGTACACGACCACCTGTGCCTCTTCTCCATTTTGAATAAACTGCGGCGGCTCCACGTTGTTGTCGCCGGATACTGTGACCCGTACTTGCTTGTCGTCGGCGCAATGCGCGCTTACCTTCACTGTCGTAGTCATGATTTGCCTCGTAGTTGCTTTGTTGTCAGGCCAGTTTTCGACATGGCCCAGGTCGTACTGCTGATGCGGGCCGGGACTGGTTTCCGCTGTGGCTTCCCGGCTTTAATTACCAGTAATCCGCATCTGCGAAGGACTCTGGTGACACCTGCCAGCGCCTATGGCTATTCAGATACTCGCATTCCGTGTTTTCCGCTTAGCCAGCTTGCGCCGCCATGCGAGCCTAAAATCACTGCTACTGGGTTCCGCTCAAAGCCCTTCCAGATACCGACTCGTAACGTGAGTCAGTCGTACTGTTAAATCTATTCAGTCCCTATCAGTCCCTTTTAGGGACGCAACAGCTTCACGAATGGCCTTCACGGGGTCTCTACCCTCTCGCTGACACCTACCCAGCCATTCCATTGCCATCCTTGACTCCAACTCTTCAAGGGACTCTCCGTCCCTATTGGCCTCAATAAGCCCTTTGATCTCTTCTCTGGTGTATTCGACATTCATTTATCCACCTTTAGGGACTGTCAGGCTCTTCAGTCCTTGGACTGGGCGCGCATAATGGCCTTAATAACCGCATCGCGGCCCTGCTCACGCATCTCGCCAAACATGAGCTTGGTAGCGATCCTAATAACGACGTTTGGCTTTATGCCGGTTTCCTTTGAGATGCGAAGTATCTCGATGTAGGTATCCACGTCATAACGAGGGCGCATGTCGTAAATGTGACCTTCAGGACGCAGCCCTATGGCTTCCTTAATCAGTTCTTTGCTCATCGATTTTCCCTCACGCTGCTTCTGGCTGGTCAGCCTTAAGCTTTCCTTTAGTCAATGCTTCGATCTGCCACTGGCGACCTTCCGGTATCCCTGCAGATTTCCACTGCGAAATAGCCCCTCGGGATACGCC